TCGGGGCCGTGTTGGAACTTGTGCGTTTGAATATCCATTCTACATCGGTTCCGTCGACACCCGGCGCTCCGTCGAACGAAAATTTTGCCCAAAGCGCAGGGTGTGTGAACTCGCCCCACGTGTCATTTACTTTCACACGCTTGCTTGCCCACTCATAAGGGTTGTCGTTATCGGGCCCGACGGCATCGTCCGTCCACACCTGCCCGTCCGAGGTTTCGGAGGACGAGGGAATGTAATCGTCCTGCTGCGCGGTGGGTGGCTGTGCAGGGGCTTTGTATTCCGATGTACGTGCGAAGATCCACTCGTAATCCTTGCCGTCCTTGCCATCCGTGCCGTGTTCGCCGGATATACGCTGAGGATCAGACCATGATTTGACCTCTCCGTCGACAACGGTGCCGGTACACATCCATGTAGGACGTTGATCCGACATCGGGAGCGTCTCCGTAGTCCAACCTTCGGGCGGTATTTTAAGCTCCGTAGGTTTCGCCGGTTCGCTCTCCGATTTTTTGAATATGCTGACCGTTTCGAGCATCCCGTATCCGCCTAAGTATACCCACTCCTCGGCATCCTTGCCGGGCTCGGTCTTGGTGCCGTCGACCAGACAGCGCCAGTGCCCGTTGTTCCAATATACGTCGTCGTTGCGGTTGTATGTTTCCGTGGCGCTCCACACTCCGCGGTCTATGATCGTGGGCACCTCTTCGCCGCCGGGCGTGAACTGATGAATGACGCCCGACATGTAGATGTTGTTCAGGTATGCCGAATATCCCGTCATGTTTATCCCGAATACGGACAGGTTTGACAGGTCGCCATATTGCGCGGCGATATTGGACGCAGTGAACTCCCAATCGGAAACTCCCGTTAAATAACGCTGGTATGTCCGGGTTTCGTAGCGGGAGGTCTGCCGATCCTCATTTGAGAAGGAACCATAGCCCACGAAGGTCATCGACGCCGCCGGATGATATTGGGTGGGGTAAGCTCCCGATACCGGGCGTAGTTGATACTTGAATGTCTTGTGAGTTGTAGTGTCCAGCTCCTCGGTGATACGGAAATAGCAGGTGGCGAACCCGGCAAAGCGCCTGTTACCACGTCCGTCGTCATAATCCGCGGTTGCATTCTCCGAAGTGTTCAAATTGTGGAAGATGCCCATACATATATCCCCGACCCGAGGACTTCCGATCTCGCCTTCTTCGAGCTTGAGGGTGATGGTTTGGGCCGTGGTGTCGACGCTTTCGATGATCCCGGCACTTGGAGCATACCACGTATCGCCCATGGATATTTCGACACGGTTGTAGCGGAGTTCCGGTACCTCCAGGAATCCCCGAAGTTTCAGGCTCTGCATCTCTGCGTTCCCTTTCTTGTCGATTATGCCGCCAAAGCCAGTCATGCCGGATGCGAACCCCCCGAACTGGGCACCGTCGTCAAAGGTCATTTTACCTTTGAATGTGTCCGGGAACTGTTTGTTGGCGAATTCCCATAGTGCACGCTTGGCGGAATAGGCATTGTAGTCTGCGGCGGCAGTGGAATCGTAGCGGGTGATAAGGTAGATTGAGGCTCCCGATTCGGTAACGCCTATGCGCTGTGCGTACAGGTTTGCCTTCACCTCCGATTCTATGTTGCCGATACGAGAATATGCCGTATTGTCGCCTACCGTATATGTGGCGATATATTCGTTATATAGTTTTTTTTCGTATCCCTGGATGCGCGATAATCGGCCGCTTTCTCCGAAGCGTGGATCCACAAGGCGAACCGCTTGCCCGGCATCGTAATTCTTCTTGTTTTCTTGGCAGTATACGGGATTAGTTTCGCAGTCGTATACGTCCGTGTCGCTGCTGTGTTTCGCGGCATATGATTCCCCGGCCTTCAAGAGCTCCTTTTCAGCCTCCTCGATTCTTTCTTTAGGTAGTTTTACGCCTGTTATGACAAACGTATCTCCAGGCTCGGGATGCAGGCTTTCGTTGGGGATGATAAGTTGGCTTTCACCGGATGTCTCTACTTGCGCGATGATCTCGAACTTCTTATCAAATCCATCCTCCGGTTTCCACGTCTCTGGTTTGTAGTTTATACTTAGCTCAAAATCCCGCCCCATAAGACTGCCGCTCGTGAAGGTAGCACCCAGGGTTTCGCCTTTAATCATGTCCGAAGGCCGGAACGGCGTGTCTTTGCAGTACATGACATACGCCTTATCCGTTTGCCCTTCGATGATCTCCCGGTCTACGGTCTCAATGCTGGTGACAGTCTCCGTATTCTTGGGGTATATGTCATCGAAGAACACGACCTGCTCCACAATGTCGCTTCCCGAAAGACCAGGTATTGCGTCGATATACCGCTGTCCGTCCGGCAGGCGAAGCCGAATTTCAGATACATGATTCGTTTCACCTCCTTGCGGAGCTTGCCCATAGTCGCTTGTAAGATTGCGAGTAGAGCCAAAGACGTAGAACCGGGTGCCGTAGCTCGAATCATCCCCTTTCTTTGCGGGAATGTTTTTCACTACATTCCCCTGCCTGAACTCTTCGGGGGTTCCGAAGTCCAGTTTGCCAAAGCATAACGATACGAGGTCGCCGTTTTCCTCTGTCCACCATTCCGTCTCAAAGGTTTCGGCAATCGTATTGAGGATGTCCCAGCACTTATCGCCATTGAACGATACAAGCTTCGTAGCTTTAGGATTGTCTACGGTGATCGTGCCTACCTGCCAGTTTTCGCCTCCGAGCTGCTTGTTCATGTTGGCGACGATCAACGCCGCGAAAGATTCGAGGTCTGTGGTGTTGTGAAATACGGCTTCGGGATTGTCCCCACCCAGCCAGAAGCATACGAAACGCTTCATGTGGTTTTGCTGAGCCTCGAATTTGAGAGTGTATTTATAGCCGCCGGTCTTGTTGTCGAACTCCGGGCGCACCGTGGACATAATCTCGAACTTGCGGCCTTTATATGTGATGTAGGAACCACGAGCAAATGTCGTTGGTTCAAGGAGATTAAAGGGCAGCTCGATATAGTAGTCTCCCAAGAGGACGTATTTGATGATAGCCTCTTTGGTGACCGGCGCGTCCAATATTTCTGTTCCTGTCGGAGAGTAAATAATCATTTGCATCAAGGGCTCGGCGATTCCTCAAGCCTCTGTGCAAATGTGTGACTGTGCATTTTAATAACAATGGGGAGCAGTAAAAATATCAATAAAAAAGCAGGGATTTCTCCCTGCTTTAGTCATAATACAATGGCAGTATTAAATTACGTATGATTTTACGGTTTTAGCCATGTGCTCTGAGGCTTAACAATTAATCGGGCATTATTATAAGCCATTTTAAGCGTCAGACATGTGCGTGCGGTATATGTGTTATTTTCAATTTTATGTACAACCAATGCTAAATCAGGATTGGGGGAGTTGGGTGTTAAACATAGTGGCAACAATAGTTGAATCCTATTGCCATAGAATTGGGGCACCGCAGTTTTATAGTTCGTTCTCACTTTTTTACGAGCTTCATCAATAGCCCCTTCCAACCGGCGACGAATTTCAGCATCACCACTCCCTTGCATAGCAGCTGGGAAACGACTTAGGTTATCTTGGATGATATGATCTATATCGGGAATAAGTTCGCAGTTGGGATTAAAAAGTAAGTCTTCGGGTTTTTGAAAAAAATCTGCTATCTTGGGCAAAGATGATTTAAATGTTCGCAATAATGCACCATCGCTTTTTTTGCAAAAACATTTAAAAACATAGGGCGGAACTCCTTCACCTTGATTTTTATTTTTGAAGAAGAAGGCAAATATTTCTTCCAGGTTTTTAGTGACAAGCCCAGTATTGAAGCAGCAATATTCGTTATTGGCTGTAAAGCAGATTTTGTTTTCTGCTCTCAATTTTCGGAAGATGTGTTCTAAATAATTTTTCAGTATAGAGTGACTTTTTCTCTTGTCATCTGAAAAGTCCCACTCCTCTGGGTCGGCAAGATTTGTAGCCAAATCATCAATGCAACTTTGATATTTTGGGAAAATGGAGAATTTAAAAAGCTCTTGCTGGAAAAATTTATTTGCAGCCATAAATTTAGTGTAGTTAGTAGCTAAAAAAATTGAGCCCTAAAATAACTATTTAGGGCTCTATACAGTTGTTTTCATTTACACATTATACGGATAGACCCGTACGTCTATATCTTATTCGTGCTGCAAATATAATGCACGTATTAGCAAAATGCAAATTTTTCTCTGACTTTTTTACCCTCCTACACTACACCGTTAGGATGTAGTTAACTACACTTTGTAGTGAGGTTGGAAGGAAGGGAATAAAAACGCCCCGCATTTCTGCGAGGCGCCCCCAACGTGGTGTGGAAATAGTGGTATACGGGGGTTACTTTATCGGTGCCATCTTCTTTGGCGTTTGGACTACTTCGAATTGTCTTGCGAGGAAATCCAACCCTTTCTGCGTCACGAGGACTTTTATAACCGTGAACGATTCGTGGTTGTTGCGGTCTATTAACTTCTCCTTTAACTCGAAATAACCCCGGTTAATATACTCTTGCTTAGGCTCATTGCGATTGCAGAAGAATATACCGCGTTCACGGAGCCGTTGAAAGAGCGTGTTGCGGCCGAAGGGAAGGTTCAAAATCTTTGCCGCCTGCCCGACGTCGATCTTCTGGTCTGTGTCCAGTACTTTATCCATTAGTTCGGCTTTCGGGGCGAGCGCTGCGACCTGCTTGTGTGCCTGCTCCAACTGTTGCTTCTGGCGGGCTATAGTGTCATTGGCTACCAGCACGGCACGTGCCATTATCATTTCGGGCGTGTCCGTCTCTTTGGCCGACATGTATCCGCCAGTCTTGCGGATCGTGGGGAGAACTTCATCGCACACCCAGTCCTGGAACTGTTCGGCCTGCGGGAGCTTCGACCGCATGACAAGACGGTAAACGTCGGATTCGGGGATGTATGAAACCACTTGCACGCCGCTTGTGGTGGGGGTGTCACGTTTCGTGACACCCTTACAATGGTCGCCTATTGCCTTGCGAGGATTAGCATATCCTAACGATTTTGCAACATCATTCGCAAGAAACATCGGCTTGTTTTCGTCGGACATAATAATCCGTACACGCCCGAACTGTTCATTATTGAAGATTTGTATATTGTTCATAGCTGTTGGTCTATTTACATTGTGCGACATTCATCCCGCGGCCCATCTTGACCAGAATAAACGGGTCGATCTCTTTGATTTTGTTGCGGGGTGATTTTTCAGCGCCCAGCAATTCAAGATAGTAACCTTGTAGTTTGATATAGGCGTCCATTAGGTTGGAATAGCGCTCTTCGGCCTTGAAGTAGGCGCTTTCGAAATCTTGCGCTTTTCGCTCGGCTTCGATGCAGCGAGTTTGATAATCCGTTTCCGGAAGCGATTGTTTTTTCATAGGCATTGATATTTAAATTGTGATTATTTGTCCAGTATTGCCAATATGCGTTCTATACAAGCGTTTTGCTCTGCGAGTAAGGTTGCACGTTCTCTTTCATAATTTTATCGTGACTTTGGTTGAATCTCGCTATTTTTTAGTCGCCGTAGTACGTTCTGCTGTTGCCGTAATAGTCCGCGGGCACTATCAGCAGCTCGGGGCGGTACTCCGTGGCCTTCGGCTGCTCCGTCGGGCGGTTCTCGATCTTCGCCGTCATGATCGCCAACTTCTCATTGCGCCATGCCTTCTTGAGGCAGGCAGAGAACGACATCGAGGTGTTGGCACGTTTCAGATACCAGGCGTTGCGCATGATCTTCGATTTGTTGTAGGTTGCTTTCATGGCGGTTATATCAGTTATGTTATTTTTATAGTGCAAATATAACATATAGGATATATATAAGCAAGTTTTTGAGCAATTAATTTCAAAATATTTTAACACATATATTATAATTTGGGCTGCTTATTTGCATAAGTGTTATTAATAGCCTATATTTGTGACATAATTTAAATGTTATGAGGATAAAGGAAATATTAGCAGAAAAAGGAATGACAATGGCTGATTTGGCTGAAAAAGCTAAAATGCAACAGCCTGCAATAAGTAGGGCTATGACGGGAAATCCTACTGTAGAAACCTTAGAGCGCATTGCCTCTGCTCTTGAAGTGAATATTACTGAGCTATTCGCACCTAAGTCCAACACGATAATTTGCCCAAAATGTGGGACGGTGCTGGAGGTAAAAGAGAGGGAGTAGGAAGTATTATAAACATATAAATACAAAGACGAGGAGTGGTTTTTACCATTCCTCGCCTTTTTTCTTGGATATTTCAATAGAGAATTGTAAATTTGGAATACCTATTAAAATGCGAAAATACAATGCTTCTCTTAGTCATTATCCTAATTATAATAATTGTTATTATTCTTTTTAAGATTAAGAAAAAAAACACTCGTCCGTGTGAAAATGAAATTGAAAATTATGACGAGGGAGAGTTGTATCTAGATGAGGAGCAAGAAGGCGACGAGGATGCGCATTATATAATGAATGCATCTGCATATCCGGTCGATTCTTATTTAAATATGACACATCATATTGCACAAAAAGTGATGCATTCTTTTATTGTAATGGATTATGCTTTTTTTGCGGAAACTGTATATTACGAATTCGATGAGATTAAAAATATTCTATCATCTATTGATGTAAAAGATGATAATAATAGCTTGTTAAATCATGGTATATGTTTATCTGAATTTTTGTCGTCTGCCGAAAAAAGGTATAATGAATGTATATTGAGGGCTATTAAAAGGCAGTATGAAGGGTACCAACTTGTAGTGGTATTCTTACAATCTCATGCAGAAATAATAGAATATACGACTGATATGTATACTCAAATAAATAGAGCTAAAAAAATCTTACAACCCATTGACAATAAAGATGAAATTAGTAATGAACTAGATAAAATATATTATCAAGTAGAAGAATTTTGTTCCCCATTTTTGTCTGTTCCGGATAAAGAATGCTTAATTAATGCAAAGAATTTGAAAAATTATTGTGTTGGCTTGATGATGTTATCCGAAAAGCAATTCAATGATGATGAGAGTGATAACGCAATACGTGCATTAGATGAAGCTGCCAGATATGGGTGGTATCCTGCAAATAAAGAGTTGCTCTATAATTATACAAACACTCAAAGACTTGATAAATATAAATTTATGGAAGACCACGCCTTGTATCGTCTCTGTATAATGGGTGCAGTTCATGGATATAGACATGCTCAAGAGTCAATATTGAAAGCGCCAGAATATAAAGATATAATAATCAAGGCAATGTCGTACGGGACTTCGGTATGCAAGAGCCTATGTAATGATAAGGTGATACTGTATGGTTCTGTGCGCGATCTTCATGACTTTATGATTAATAATTATATAGAACTATCAACAGGAAGTGTAGAGGATTTTTCATATTATGATAAGCCTTCTATTAATCTTTGACTGATGATATGTAAAAGACAAGAGATGGCTAAAATCACTCCTCGCTTTTTTTGGATATTCCAATGTGAAATTGTAAATTTGGGTTACTAACCCAAGAATATTTTTATTGATATGAAAAGAATACCTATCCTATTTGTATTTGTTGCTGCAATGTCGCTTTTTAGTTGCAGCAAAGGCGACGATTCTACCCCTAAATTAGAACTAAAAGAAACAAATTATAATCTAATTGTTAATGAAGAGGTGCAATTAGAATTGGTGAATACTGATATTGATATTTCGGATTGCGATATTAAATCCGAAGACGACTTCGTAGTACAAAGCTATGGACGCAGGGTATCTGCGCTTCATGTTGGAACGACTCAATTAACAATTAATTATAAGGGAGCATCCACATCTTGTACTGTAAATGTTGAGTCTGTAAATAATTATGTAATAGATCCGTATCTGAATTTTGAACAAGCTACAAATATAAATGATATTTCCAGCTATCACAAAGAAGAGCCAATTAGTATGGATACATCTAATATAGATAGCGATGTTTCATTAATTAAGTATCAACCAGGGAATGGGATTTATTATATTACCTACGCATACTCACGTACTCTAAAACGCATATTGGCGGTAACAGAAGAGATTGGTACTTATACGAATAAAATGATAGAAATAAACAGTTCATTAATGGATCGATGCAAACTTTTAAGTACGGGTGGGGATATCTGGTATGTTCGACCAAACAAATATTATGTCCGAGTTACTCAAGGAAGAACTTCGTATTTAATTAAGTATGCAGCCAGTCAAAGTGATGTAGAAAAGAGTTGGTAAAATATTTAAGGGGTTGCTTGCAATATTGTTAGCAACCCCTTAAATTTTACAATACAACGACAGTTCCATCCTTATTTACCGAATACTCCCCGCTGATATTTACGATATTCAGCACGGCATAGTCTTTTGCATTGATCTGGGCTCGTGCGCCGTGCATCAATATGATTGTATGTGTGAATTTAGCCCCGGAAGCCTCGATAGTGGCCTTCGTATCACCGACCAGGCATACATATTCTTTGCCCTTTAGCGTGATGTCGCCAGCGTCGACATATACTTTCAATCCTTGAAGATTGCTTCGGTTTTCCCTGAATACTTTGACCGAGGGGAAGTTGTGGTCTTGGCAGAACTCGATCCCTTGTGGGGTAAACATCAGTTTGATTAGCTCGGGGAAGTCTTGGACGCGGTTTATCTTTTTACAAGCGCCCGTTTGTAGTGCCATCGCCCGTATGGCATCTACACTCTTATTGTGTTGGGTTGTCATATATTTTCTGTTTCTGCGACCCTGTTTGCTGGGTTGGGTTCATTGAATTTTACTGTCAGTTGTGAGGTGGTAAGGTCTGCGGACATCATGTAGCTGCCTGAATTGCCCATGTAGGTCAAATGGTAAATATCCGCAGATATTGAAGGTACGCTGATGTCCATTTTGCCTCTTTTTAGTAGTTCTATAAAACTGTTGTAATTCAGCGTGTGCTCTGCGAGCGTGTCGCCGAAGATCACGAATGTCAGCGTCAGATCGCGGGCGGCAACTTTCGGTTTTTCGGGGTAAATTACCTGCTTACCATCCTTTTTTGGGTCGTCATTCTCTACAAAATCTTTGAGGCTTGCGGGTGCTCTTAGACTTGCAATGAACCCCGATCCCATTGCGATACCCATTGCAAAGGCATCGTAACCGTTTATGAGTAAATCCCGTTTCATTTTCTTCCGTTTAATGCTTTATCTAAAAATAATTCGGCTGTATCTATCACATCATAACCTTTAGAGCTGACAAAGCTGGCGTAATACATGCCATCTGCGAAAATAATGCTTGTTCCGGCTTTATTTTCTTCGTTGAGTACTTTATTGGTTTCAATGGCCGCCGTCGGATCTGGATGATTTTGGTCACCTATAAATCGCCGTTTTTCTTTGCCTTCATAAGTAACTACGTAACCAAGAGCGCTGCGTAAGTTCCATGTGTGGTTTAGGTAGTCGCGTTTGCCAGATAGTAGCCGAGCTTCTTTCTGTCTTATTAATGCCTCCCGCGCCTTCTCATCCATGAAATCTACGACCTCACCTTCGATGCCGTCTATAAATTTGTTAAGGTCAGCTATGTCTTTTTGAATCTTCATAGTTACAATTCACTTGTATTGCGTTTTATCGCTGCAATATCTTCTTGGATGCCTTGCAGTGCAACCTTCATGGCTGCCGTATTGCCGTTTATTTCCACAATTTCCATGTAGGTCATCACGGCATATCGGAGCAGCTCATTATTTACCTGTACGCTTGCGTACATGGCTGTTTCAATATTGGCCATAGATGTCAAAAGACCAATTATTGATTGCGTCTGCGCCATTACATAGCCGCGGATGTCGGTTATTTTGCCTTGAATGTCGGTGAAACGACCGTTTAATTCATCACCCGTATCTTGCGACATTGTCTGAAAGCCTCTTTCCGTGGCTTCCTGACGAGCTGCGCCAGCATTCCCAAGTAATTCTTTTGTTTCAGCGGGAAGGCTGTCCCAAATAGCTTGAAATTCCTCTCCAACTTTGTTGAGATCGTCGGCAAAGTTTCCCATGGAATCAATCACACCGTCAATCCCGACAAAAACTCCATCCTTGAACCATTTGGATTTATACTGGTCAAAAATATCTCCGATACGTTCTTCAACAAATTTGCTGACTAACATTTGTTTCATGATGTCAGCAACAATTTCGTCTACCTTTTCACCCCAGGCCTTAGCGGCGTCCTCACCTTCTAAAAACGCTTCTATGAAGGCATCGCCAAGCTCTTTTGCAATATCTTCTGCCGTGCCGCCGATAATAGTTTCTACAACCTCATTTATTACTTCAGCAGCTTCTTCGCCAAGTTCTTGCATTTGGCGCTCCCATTCTTTTATTTTTGATTTGTCCGTTTTTTTCTTGTCGTTCTCTGCATTAATCTGCTTTTGAAGCAACAACTGCTGTTCTGCAAGATTGTTAAGTTTATCTCGGGTATCACTAAACTTATTTTCCCCCAGAAGATTGCTGTCTGTATATTTAAGGTTTGAATAGGCATCTGCTATACTTTTGATTGCCTTTTCTTCTATTTTAGCCGCGTTGATTCGCTTAACGATGGCTTCTCCGAAGGGGCTTAGTTTTCCGTATGCGCTCAATATCGCTTTCGTCGCATCATTATAAGCGTCTTTTACCTTCTGAATAGCATTAAAAGAATTTTCTTGGAGCCGAATTGCATTGGCATTATCCAATTCCCATTGTAATTGCTCAATTCGGCCTTGCAGTCGGTCTATTTCCGCTTGTTTTTCATCATCATTATTAAATAGGCTGGCTATTTTAGTTGCTATTGTCAATACCGCTTGAATGATAGCAAGAATAACGGATGCTCGCTCAACAGCTTTGATCGCACTGGTGGCGGTTGTTGATGTCGTTGTAATAGCTGCCGCCGACGATTCAGTAAGAGTAACAATGCTGCTAATCATACTTGTTGCATTAGTTGCAATTTCACCCGCCGCACTAATGACTTCGCCAGTAGTCCCACCAACGGCATCACCAATACCCTCGAATCCATCTGCAATATCACCGAGCGTCTTTTCTAATCGCTGCCATTTCTTGATCGCATTATCTTTGGGAGATAATTTTGCACTCGAAGCAGCTTTATCTACTGCATTGATTTTTGCTTGCGTCTGATTGATCTCACCGCGCAATTTCTGTCCTTGGTCACTATCTGACGAATCCAGGGCATTATATTCGGATTTAAGCGTTTGCAGCGATGCCTCCAGATCTGCTTTCAGGGCGGATAATTCATCCTTGGTCTTGCCTGTCAATTCGCGTATCCATTGCCCGGCTTGTACTTCAATTTCAGCTACGGATGCATCTCGCTCGGCTTCAAGTGTTTTTCGCTCTCCGGTGCTGCCTGCCTTTGCTATCTTTTGGTCGTATAGGTCTTTTGTGGCTTGCAATTTTTCCCGGAAGGTACCGTATTTACTCAAATACTCATTCCACGACTGAATTTCTTCGTCGAACTGAGAGGATAGGTCTTCTGGGGATGTTTGTCCTGAAAGCAACGTTCTACCTCGTTCTTTTCCGTGTTGGGCCTCATTCGCTTTGTTCAAGGCTTCGATTTGCGCCTGCTGGTTTTTTGTCAGTTCCCCATCCTGAAGTCGTCGTATTTCAGCTTCCGCCTCCTGTATAGCCCGGGCGCGCTTCTGGTAGTCGAGGTCTATTTGCGCAAGTTTCTTGGCCGTGCCGTCCTTCATGGAATCTATTTCGGCCTGCAACGCGTCATCCCGGAGCTTTTGTATGGCATTCTCTAAATCTCGTATGTCTTTCTCGGTAGCGGCCTTTTCTTTTCCTACCTCTTGAATGCCGGCTTCGCCTAATAATTGGCGTGCTGCCAATTCTTTTGCAGCTTTTAGATTCATATAAGAATCCGCAGTTTCACGAGCTGCATTTGCAACTGCCAATAACCCTGCTTTTTCTTCTTCGGTATATTCTCTATCAATAGCATTAAATGATGCTCCACCTGTAGTAGGAGAGCCAACAAACGCCTCTGTATGATATCCTTTTGCGATTTGTTCCTGGGCTTTACGTTCTTCTATAAGCGCCTTTTCATAAGATTCGGATGCTAATTTTTGAGCCGCCGCCGCTTCTGCACGTAGTTTTAAAGCCTCTATAAAGTTGGGCGTGTTTTTTACTAACAGATTTTCTGCGTCAGATACACCATTTACTGCAACATCAAGTTCCTTAAATCGGTCGGAATTGTCTTTTATAAATTGTTGCTTTGAGGAAAGGTTGTTGCCTAACTTATTCCATTGAATTTGTAATTCTTTTATAATTGCGATTTGATCGCCTATAGCATACCCATCCTCATTAATTGTTGTGTTTAATTTTTCCTGTGCCTGCGCTAATGATAATGCCGCTTCCTTGCCTTTGAACAGCGACGCTACCCAGTTGGTTATCTCCTTGCCGTAAAGGGTAAGCACGGTTACGCCGGCCACAAGCAGGGTTTGCCAGGAGAAGATCGACGATGCTATCTGTTTCCATACGGGCGTGAAGGTTTGCCCGGCTTTCTTCAATTCATCAACCGATTTCTTCGCCCGTGCTATTTCATCGGCCAGCATCGGCAGGTTGTTGGATATGGCGGAAAAGAATATTTGCGGGCCATATGCCAGCGACGGCAACTCGCGGGCAACCTGCTGAATCTGAAATCCCAGCATATTGAACCCAGAGGCGTAATTGCCGACATTACGGGTATGAATGCCCATCGACGCATCCAGTTCTTTGATCTTCGTGTCGAGCAATTCGATGTTTTTAAGCATCGTTTGTCCTTGTGCTCCCTCTCGTTCTGCGTCGCTCATATTTTCATACACCGCCCGCATACGGGTAAGTGCCTGAGACATTTCATTGATCGATCCGACGGCGGCCTTCTCCAGTTTGATTTGGTTGGTAAGCTCCCGCTTTAATTGGGATATTTCCTGCTTGTATTCCTCGATAGATACGGCGGCGTCCAATACTTGCGCCCTTTTCTTTGCAGACAATTGCCCGTTCTGCTGCTCTTCCTTATTGAGCGCGGCGACATCCGCTTTTAATCGTGCGATCTCATTCGAATATAGCCTAATTTGGGCCATTGCCTTTGTTTTTTCGTCGTTGGCGGCTTTAAGCGCACCAAGCAGGTCATGATGTGCCGCAGTTTCGGCCTGGGTAGCCGCTGTTCCTGCCGTAGAACCGCCGCCAGCAGTTCCGGTCGTGGCCGATGCGGCAGCCTTGGACGCCGCATCCATTGCCTGCTGCTCCATCTGGGCGATCTTGCGCATTGTCTGCTCGACACGCGCCTCCATCTCGCCAATTTTACGGTTTATGACGTCGAATTCCTTTGTACTGTCCGGGATTTCGGCCAGTACCTGCCGCAACCGCTCAAGCATGGTGATAAAACTCTTGAGTTTATCGGTTTCCGCGTTTATTTTGAATGATAATGCGCTCATTGTTGCTCTTTATCGCCTATTTTCTTATTGCTTCTTCTCCGGGCCATATCAGCGCCCGATCCCCGCACTATTTTTTCTTCGTCTCCTACGAGCGTGCGCACCTTGTCGGTCATCATGAGGAGCATGGTAGGGTAGTTTATGCCTTGGAAGGCTTCGTTGTAGGAGATGTTCAATTGATCCATCATCGTTGCAATAATGCCCGTTATCGTATTATTCCCGACGGTTTCAGACACTGTTTTCCGGCGTGTTTTGTCGATCTTCACCGAATCGAATAAGTCTTTGCCCGATACGATGTCGGCTATTTTCATGGTCGCAGCGGAAATATCTTCATAGGTGGCATACCGTTTGGCGTACCACAGGAATAGTTTCTGGCACCATGAGCGCCGAAAAAGCAGCTTGGATATTGTTTCCATGGAATATTTTTGCCTTCCGGAGATCGAAACGTCTATTTTCCCTCCGGCGAATGCCCTTGCCAAATCTTTCACAAACGGTTGGTATATCCGGAATTTAAGTACCCCGAGCTTTACCGACACATGATGCGTATTCAACAATGATCTGGCGACAATATCCGCCGATTTACTCATGATCTTTGGATATTGTTGCGGACAATCCCTCCATTACGGCAGCAACCGAGGCAATGTCCTCAAGGGGTATCATCAGTAGTATTTTCTGGTAACAGTCGAACAACTCGTTGAATGTGCCCCGTTTCATGAATCTGCGGCGTAAAAACCACGCCCTGATGCCCGCGAATATGTTACGGCTACCTGCGATGGCCAGGGCTATACTGTATGCCATTGCCGATATACACGCCTTACTCTCGTCCGGATCTTTGTTAACGTCCCGCGCCGTCATGATGCGCGTTGCCGTCATGGGGGACATCTTGTATACAGTGTATCCTTTCGATGCGATGCGGATACTTATAAATTCCAATTTCATAAGATTGTTTTTAATAAGTAGGGGTGAGGGGCACACGCCTCCCACCCCTTGGCTACTGATGACTAAGAGGCTCTTATTCGGTGTCCACCTCCGAAGAATCGAACCAATATTCCGACGAGACCGCCGCATTGTCGGGCTCCAGGGCGGCAGCTGCTACACCGATACCTACGGCGCCATCATTGTTGGTGTTGCGGGCGATAACCGAGGCTTTCGGAAAGACGCAATACTGGTTGTCCTCCGTCATGGCGATCATGCATTTTTCAATGCGCGTGACGCCTCGCGCACGCTTCCATGACGTCTCTGATCCAGTGCCGCCCATGAAGGCTGCCTTGGTTTCATAGTCGTATTGGCCGATAGTGAACGACATCTGGATGTTCCCCATTTCGGTGTCTTGGCGATATACGCCATTGGTGAGTTGATTCCTGTACTCCGTGGTAGACGGCTCCTCCTCTTCGATGCTCCATGTGTCTTGGTGGATGTTTTCCACCTGTTTCGTGGCGGGATCTTTAATGATGGTTCCCAGCATGGTGCCCGTAAGATCTCCTGTGACCTTCGCGGGGTCTGTATAATACAGCTTCTTGATTCCTACTGCTATTACTTTTGCCATTGTTTTAGTTGTTTTTAATGTTTAATACTCTGAATAGTACTCTGATGTAGATATAGTGGCATCCGAGGTTCACATCTTCTTCGCGGCCGATGTTCTCATACCTGTACCTGTATGCGGATCCGTCATAAGTGCCGTATGTCCATTCCTTAAATCTCGTCTTGGCTGCCCGTTCGAGTTCGTCCAGCCGTCTGAGGTTCGCTTCTCCCTTGATGTCAGGGACGCACAGGTTGACAGCTACAAAGCAATTTTCCCAATACGTATCCGGCGTCTGCTCGGGCGGTGTGATAACGACGATGCGCTCTCTATTGACTTTCCCTACAGGGATAGCCCATGACGTGTGCATGTCTTTTATCCCAAACCCCTTACACGCTGAGAACAGTATGTTGCGCGCGTCTCCTGTTGTAATCATATCCAAAGGTCTGAAGCGTTGAAATAGTTGTTTACCTTGGCTATTGCCACAGAGCCTTCGCCCCGTACCGTGCCGGTCGCCTTGTCTATGCACTTCACGTAGCCTCCTTTGGGCACTCCTCTCCCTTCGTATACGACGTGGTATTTCGATTGGTGTAGCTCCCCGTTCTCTGATACAAGGCGGACGGTTGTGTCGTCGTCGCAACGACAATCACCTATTTCCTGCCATGCATCACTTTCGGACATAGCTATCGGACGTCCCAGTTCGTCGTATTGTTTGGGAGGATCGTTCCTCAAATAGAGTATGTGGGGCGCGAAATACATATTACCACAAGTTCGAAGCATCCTTTATCGAGGACAGGCCAATAGAGCTGCTCAATTCTTCGCCGGGCGTGATGCCATATTGCCGAAGCATCAGTTGTGCCCGTTGCTTCATGGCGCTTTCAGACCAGGACGCCGAATGCCCGTTTTCGCTTACCGACAGAGGGTGCATTATCAGGCTGTCGATGAACTCAGATACGCGCTTGGCGATTAGTTGTTGCTGATGGTCGCTACCCGCCAGGGAGTTGGGATCGTAACCCCATTCCCTGGCGAAGCGGCGAACGCCATAGTCGGAGATGGTTCCGACCATGCTGAATTCCTGACGTATGCATTCTGCGACCGTCATGTTACAGTTCTTGTGACTTATCGAGCTGCTTGCGATCTCTCACCTCTTCTGCGAGCTCTAATGCTTTTAGTTCTTGGTACCTTTCGCGGGTGACCTCGATAATATCTCCTTGACGGTAGATTTTATCGAAATTGTCCTTATCGCGAAACTCCATTAATATCCGAGCCTTCATTACGCCTGTACAGTTTTAATGTCTTGCGTGTAGATTCGGTCAGGGTTGGATATAACCGGCACGACACGCGCCTGCGAAGTGGTGTATTCACGCAGTGATGGACGATTCTCACGATATTTGGATACGAGAATGTAATTGTCGGCGGTTTCGTATGAAACACCTGCGACGGGATGATTCATCTCTGCAAGGCGAGCCCACACGAGCGATCCAACCTGAGTGTCGCAAACGAATACGATGGTGCCCTCTTTCCACGGGCGCGAAGTCGTCTGGACGCCGTTTTTCTCAGTTCTTACAGCCCTGTCAATAAGTTGTACAGGGAAGCCGAACTTACGTTCCATAACAGCGGAAACTTGATCGTTCAACAAATTAGGCACCTTATCGCCTACAAATCCTTGCAGGAATGCGAACTCTTCGCGCGCCTGCTGGTTTTTGCTTATCTCGTCAAACCAATACTTGTCCGCGTATGCTCGGATAATTCTATTGCCATCATCCGTAGCTTTCCGTACTACCTTACTGATATCGTCGATAGCCTTGGCCGTAGTTGGGTTGCCATTCCAGATTTGGGCGACGCCGAATTTGTTTTCAGTCAGATAGCCATAGTCGATTCGAACTCCTGTTCCTACATTGTCTTCGTCCGCGAGGGCGACACCAGTAGAGAAGCCTTCGAGGAACATGGATTCCACACGCTCGTAAATACCAACAATGACGCGGGGTGTATCTGCGAAAATCTTTTGGACGATGGTGTCGACATCCGTACCCAAGGCGAGCATTGTATCAATGTCGGTCATCTGCTTCTCATTCAAGAAAAGCTCCATACCCATCTTGGGAAGCTCGCCGCTTTTGCGGGCCATTGAATCGCGTTTTTTCAGAGGCAGCGGCGAATCCATCGCCACAACATCTGCCGCAACGCGCGTATATTGCCCCACCAGAGATTCCCAACGCCCGTCAACAGAATATTCCGTGGACAGGAGTTGCTTGAACATGTACGATAGCTGTGTTTGGTTTGCGTCGTTCAGCTTCTCGACAATAGATAGGATAAGTTTCGGGAAGTACTTACGAACGTACTCGAAATAAAGGGATTTTTCCATGGTTTAGTCCTCTTGATAGTCGATTAAAGGTAATGCAGTCTTGACAGCCTCGATGATTGAGGCCATGTCAAACGGCGTTGCTTTGGGGTTAATAGTGCCGCGCACCATAATCCCAGCGAAGGGGTGTTCCGTGCTGATTGTCGCAACGAGATAACCAGCATATTCGGCATCCTCCGGCAGTGTTGCATAGGCGTCACCCGAAGGGGTTAAAGGCATCGGGGCATATTCTCCGGCGCTGGTCTTGATGATGACATGTCCTGCGTGGATGACCTTAGGCGCAAAGCCGGTTACATCCAATGTCCGGCCGCCTCTGATGCCATCGAAATGATTCACGATGACGACGTTGTCTTTGCCCGTGATGATCTCGGTAGTTTCGTTTGTTAAATCTGCTGTTGCCATTTTTTTTTGATTTTAGATTCGCATTCCAGCCACTATGGCATCGGCCTCCTCTTTGGTAGCCTCTCCTGTGGCTGCGAGCGGAAACCCGCTCTTTCCTTCTAACCCTGCTGTAGTAATGTTTTGCTTAATCCCCGTGAGGTAATTAGTGATCGCCACTTCATCCATACCGTCTGAAATAGCAAACCCCTCTTTTACGCGCCACTCAGGAATGCCAAGTTCCTTGGCTTTGTTGCCGATCATCTCTAAGCGTTCGGTTGCGGTTTTCTCGGCTTCATAAGCTGCCACTTTCTCCTGTAAGGGGGTGACTTTTTCGGCGATTGCAGCGTCAATCAGGGCTTGAATATCGGGAGTTTCTTTTCCCTGGGTGTTCCCTATGCCAGGTTGCTCGATAGGCTTCCCGTCTTTGAGGTTATGTCGCTTCTCGTAATTCTTGACTGCGGTCTGCTGCGCATCCCCTGCACGGTAGTCGCCGTAGCTGGTTAACACGTCCTGAAAGCCAATCCCCTCTGCTATGGTAGGTAATTGCGCTTCGTCCGTTACATTCTCCGACTTTTTCGTTGCGATTCGGTCGAGGATCGCATTGTCCACCCCCGCAAATTTGGTTTGGAGCAATGCTAAAAGTTTTTCTTTCATATTATTTTATAATTAATCTCTATTGCAAAGATTTCGACGGGCATTTTAATAACAATGGGCAGGCTGGAAATTTATACTTTTTTTGTACGGTAATTCAAAGCCTCTTTTATGCATTCAGATATCCAGCCGACCAAATAACAGAATGGCTCTTGGTTACTGCAATCAATGCGTCCGCCGATATAATCGAATATCTCCATAGCCGCATGTGTAGATTCGTGGCAAACGTACTGGATATTTTGAGCGTTCGCCTTTGTGGCGAACCTGATAAGAACTCCACCCCTTTTATTTGTGATGTCGTATGTACTCTGCGTATCCGCCGCAGATGTGTCGTCCATATCTGTTATATTTTCAAACCTATCGCTTATTGCAGATGCGCTTTTTTCACCTATCACCACCCAAATTAACCGAGGATAAATTTGTGGGTCAAATTGATGTATAATAGCCTTCATTGTCCTAAAGGTTTTATTCGGTCGGGGTGCCAACCTTTGAATTCTCGTCGATTTTGGTCAAAAGGTTTGAAGTTTGCGTGTCATTTTTTATGCGCGACACCTCCTCTTCCTGATTTTCAGCTACGCCCAGCATCTTTACTGCTTGCTCAAGTGATATTACTTTATCGCGATACATTTTTGCAATAGCTGTCCATCGGGCGGTCACATCTTCGCTGAATGGTTCCGCGAATTCATGTTCAATATTTAAAACTGCGAGCTTAGATTTTATGCCGATATGAGTTACATTCATCATTATTGCAAGAATGACGTTTTTTGCCCTATCGACTGCGATGTCATATATTTCCTTTAGATTGTCCCTTTTCATGTATCCGAGCGCCATTGCGCGTTTCATGGCTTCGCCAGATAGGGTACCCATGCCTTTCATGTTCTCAAATGACAGGTCAGGAGTAAACGTGTCGAATAATATTGAGGCATTCAGGTCTTTCTTTTCGTTTGCCTGTAATTCAGACGCTATGGGTGGATTGATGTATTCAAATTTGGAATTGGCTCCAGTATATTGAATAAGTCTGCCAGGTATGTCGGGCCCGGAAAGTTTATCTATTACATCTGCTGTCCCGGCGGCAATGGGATCCGCAAAGTAATTATTTGTATCGGCAACTTTTGAATCGATGTCTTCTTCCCGGTCAATACGGGATTGAAGCCCATTCCACGCCTTATCTTGCTGAATGTATATGATATTGATTTTGCCGGTAGGATTTGGATTCGCATCTACCTCCCATCCAACTGATGTTTTTTTTGTTCTGTAAATTGTGGATGCTGTTTGGATGTCAAAATGTTGTATGGTTTTATTGTTTTCCCGCAGATTGTAGCCATATCCGAATGCAAGCAAGTTGCCGTACTGGTCGAATAAGGGACGTAATGTATATCCTTTGGAGTACGATAGTACTAAAGCCTTTACCGAGGGTGTAAAGGTTACATCATCGCGATAGATGTGGAAAAGAATAGCGCTTTCGGTTTCTGCCCCTGCCAACCTTTTCGCTTGCCTAAGCACTGTATTGAAGCGTATGTCTCGAAGAAAGTTATTGAATTCCTGGAAGGCATCGTCATTGCCCTCGTTGGTTGATAACTTCCATTTTATAGGATTCCCAAGCAGGAAGAAAAGCTCAACTTCGTTAATGTATCGTTGCCGGGCACGAGGTAATTTCTCGGAAAAGTACGGATCGTCTCCAAGCCGATCTTTATCCATGCGCTTCGTAACTTTGTGCTTTAGGGGATCATATTCGCATATGGATTCATTCACTATTTCATCCCTGTTTTGCATGAGCGATTGAACTTTTCCAATGTCCCTATCGTTGATTAATTGTATGAACTCCCGTTCGACACCCACGGAATTAAGAATCAAGTTCTTGACAAGAGAGTAGACTCCTTTAATTATTGATGCCATATATTGTTAAGCCTTATTATGATTGTATGTTAATAGTTTATTCTTTACCAAATGCCTAATGTCTTTTTGTCATATGTTTTGGTGGACATGATCCTGCCAATGATATTTCCAAGGATATAATACCGGACAGCATCTATCCCGTGATTGTAGGCGTCGATAGGCTCATTTAGCCACTTGCCGTCTTTGTCCTGTAAATACGTATAATTGCGAAATTCCTTAATCAAGTTTACGGAGCGTCTTGTTATCTTGATCTTATACTCGAGCATCTTGGATAGGCCCGCCATGATAGAGCCTTTATACTTCTGCACAGGGTAAATTATGATGCCTGCATTTGCTATCTCCTGGATCAGCCGGGGGTCGGCGCTATCTGGGAAAACATGTAGTTTGTGTGGCTTCAGTTCGTGGATGATCTCTGAGGACAACATGTGTGTCCGATACACAAGTTCATCAAGGTGTAGCGCATCATCCAATATTCCGCATTTAATAGCCGCAGTCGGATCGTTTGTGTAGCCAAAATCCAGCCCGACAGCCTGTTTTTTTGCGTATTCGGGGAACTCGTCAATAATTTCTATGTTGGGAAAAATCAGTCCTTCGACAATAGCTTGTTGCCCGAGGCCATATACCTGCCAAAGCGATTGATTCTTGTATTGCAAAGATTCGATTTCATCAATTATCGTCTGTTCAAGAAAAGGATTGTCCTTATAGGTAGATATAAAATGATATGTCCGAGAATCACGATTGAGGTCGCACAGCCAGTGTTCATCAGAAAAGGATGGATTGTAGTCTACAATGGAAAATAGGGTAGTGCGCATTTTCAATTGCTGCCACTCGATAAATCGCAGTTCGTTGGCCTCATTAACATATAGAATGTGCCTTTTGCGTCCTCGTAGTTTTTGCTCGGAATCCGTAGAGAAAAATTCGACGAAGGATCCGTTAGCGAATGTATATATCATTTCCGATTTATTCAGGTTCTTTTCGTCGAATACCATCATTTTGTATAGTATCTCTTTAAAGTCTCGGAATACCGAACCTTTGATAGCGGGAAGTGTTGCGCGGACAATAGATACAGAGACCCCCGGATGCTGTAGACAGTAAATTATAATCCATATTAGGATATTGTACGTTTTGCTGGATCGTGATGAACCCTGAGCGGATATTATTGTGTATCCGCAGCGTATCGCCTTCTCGATACGAGCATAGATATTAGTGGTCTGTATCTTCATCTGAGGTATCCACCTGCTCGCGGCGGTCTATGATCTCAACTTGAATATTCGGGAATAGGTCTTTGCCGTTTTTACCTGCGTGTTCATGCTTTTCCGGAGCATCATAGCCGAGCATCTTGGATATGCGTTCTATTGTCCACGACTTGCCGTGCAATTTGAGCTCAATACCATTTCTCCCCTCCTTTATGCTTTCGATAGCCCTTACCTGTTTGTCAGTGAGTTGATCGAAATTTTTAAAGACGAGCTTTTGGACATCAATATATTGAATTGGTGCTCCTGCTTTCTTCTCTTTCTTGTTTTGAGGGAGGGGAACCCGTTCTGTAACCAGATTTACATAGTCGGTTATGCGGGCTTCCAGTATTGCGCCGAGTTCTTCCAATACCCGCTCTTTGGATATGTTGCTTGCCTTCTGCAATTCGTCTTGTAATTCTTTGACCCTCGCTGTAATCTCGCTGTTTTGTAATAGCATATATGCGTTATTACGTACCGTATCATCGCTCATTTTCGAACAGTCATACGCAAACCGATACGCCTCGGATGCGTTGCCGCACTCGAGGTACTTGTTGCAGAACTTCTCCTGCTTTATCGTCAGCTTCCCTTCTGCCATGAAAAAAAATCTCTCAAGGCAAAGGTGGGAGCAGGCATTTTAATAACAATGGATTCCGCCCCTAATTTTTGAGGCTTTTATCTTTGGGCGGATTGTTCTAAAGGTTTGTGTTTTCTCTATAAGGGAACCTTACTTTGGTGGTGTTTATTGTTCTAAAGGTACAAAAAAGCCCCGGTCATACGGCCGGGGCTGATGTTGAACGAACTTCTCGCTATTTATTCATGTAGTCAATCAAATCCTGCGCAGGACATCCCATTGTCCGCAGATTGTTCTTGATAATTCCTATCGGGATGGGATTTATATGCGTCTGGAATATGACAGGACGAAGCATGCCCTTCTTGCACCATTTTTCATGGCCGCCTTTGATGCCGCCATATTCCCATCCCAAGTGCTTTAGGAACCGACGAAAATCCGCAATGTCAATATTCGATAAAGCACCCATTATGCACAAGGAAGCGTTATATTCTCCCGAATAGTCCTGTATGCTTTGTTATCGACAATATCTGCCAGCTCGCTGCTTCGGGTGATAAGATCGCTCGTCTTTGGAGGCTGTCGCTTTTTCCATCCATAAGATTCGAGCAGCGCACTAAGAGTTCCCTCAGATATAGCGTACTTTAAGATTTCTTCAAGCATGATTTCAAAAGACCGTCTTGCCTCCTCCTCGCTATTCCCGTATCCGAGAATATCAAGGGCAGCGCAATAGGCATAGTAAATCTTGTCCTCCTCATAGAGGATGACGGCCAAACTTACGCTTATGCCAGTACCTTCTTTCATTGGATAGCTTCCATTAAATTGCTGCGCTTTCATCGTTGGGATGGTAGTTGTTATGCAAATATAACATATTTCATGCTAAAAAACGCACAAAGGTAGTGAATTATTCTACACTTTGGGTAAAAAATGCCCCGACAGATGCCAGGGCTTTTGGTTATTGAATATTGATATGTCCGCCCGAATTATCCAAGTATACGCGCACATTCTTGGATTCCCGCGTCCCGTTGTATTCAGTGCGGGTTACTTTTAATAAATGGCTATCGGCTTCCTGTTCTAAGTATTCAACTGCATACCGTGGCGCTTGGTCATAGGAGCCCGTATATTCATCGAAAATCGCTACTTCCTGAACGTCGGATAGTTCGCCATGATCGTAAGCCACTAATTTGATTGATTGATCTGGACTTGTATACGCGAGCCAGGATTCTACATCATTAGAGTTTATGAGGATGCGAGATTGCGTATAATCTGCATTGGCGAATGCTGCCCCTATTATATCAAATGCTGTTGTTGGTGGACGCGGAATCCATCCATCGAGGCTATTTAAAGTAAATTCATAAAATTTGTTTCCGCTCGGTATCTCATAAAACCATATGATGATACTCGAATTTTCATGCATATCATCATAACTATAAAAAAACAGACAATTGTTAGATAATTTTCCTGTATTTATATAACCATCATAATGCGAAGAAGCAGTATCCAGCACTTTATTTCTGGTCGTAGTGCCGTCGACCCTATATATTACTAAGTCTATTTCAGTCCTGCGATTTTGCCTGTCGCTGTATGTTATTGGTATTGTGAAGTAATTATCTCCGAACGTTAATTCATGTGGCTGGATAGTTGTAATTTCATATTGCACCTCCTCCCCATATTCTGTATATCCGATTGGTTTTTCCCAGTCCGTATAGTCATATATGCATTTATGGGTAAAGTAATCAAATACTCCTATCCAGGCATATGTGGCATCTCGATTGCCTAATATTACAACATAATCTTTACCCCATAATTCCCTATACGGGAAAGTCGCGGTGCCATCGCCGCTGTTCCCGTAATCTCCCCAACAACCTGTAATAAATAATCCGTCCGTGTCAATATTGGAAAAGTCGAATTTTTTGCCGTAGCCACTTAATGGGTCGAAGCCGCCATCATTATTTCTTTCCGACGTACAAGCGTATAGCGTTAGCCCAATAAAGAATAGCAAGAAGTATAGTAACTTTTTCATGAGTTTATGAATTTACCCCTCTTCGAAAACTCGGAGAGGGGCATTATTTACTTTGTTATGGGGGTGAATGTCCGTATCTGTTATTCTCTGTCCAAAAATCCCCCCCCCTCGTCTTTTTGTGATATAATGATCTGATGCACAAAATATTAATATATCTGAAAAGAACATTTTTTAGCCCATCGCAAAATTGCCCATTTTGAAAGGAGGGTGTTCGCCTCCTTTCGGGTGCAATCTGCACGATGACGCGTCACAGGTTTTCCGTTAATTCATCTTGCTTTTTTTCGACTGCACCCACTCTTCGAGAGAGGACTTCATCGGCCGCCGTTTGCTGCCCTGCGGTAAGACGACGAATCAATTCGTCTTTTTCCACGAGTTGCTGTTTCAGCGTGCTGATGTAGTCCAATGCCATTGCAAGTGGATCCATCTCCTGTGTGTTTGTTGAGTTAGTAATAGTGTTATCATTTTGGGTTGCCCCGGTTTGTTGTTGAATAATATATCTTGATATTATATCGCCATACTTGGCCTTTAGTCTTTCTATATGTTCCTCCTTTATTTCTCGCTTCCCATTCATCATTGCTGATATTTGGGATTGAGCTACACCTATAACTTCGCTTAAATCTTGCTGTTTAAGTTGCATGTCAAAGGCAAACTTCTTAATATCTAATATCATATAGAAATCTGTGGTGTTATAATAATTTTTTATGCAAAATATCTTTATAAAATTTGATATTATCAAGATAAATTATCTATATTTGCAGTGTGATACTAAACTACACCGCAAAGGTATAGAGTTATGCACCACAAAACAATGTAAAGATATACAAAAGTTTTTGAAATAACCAAGCGTAGCGTCATGAAAACTTACGACAAAAGCAAGATTATGAAGAATGCGTGGTACCTGAAACGGGTACAATCGTCAATGACCTTTTCGGCCTGCCTGAAAAAAGCATGGCGTAACGAGAAGCTGGCGATGATGACGGCGAAGATCGAGAACCGCCCGACGGAGCAGCCGAAGACCACGGAGTATCGCCCCGAGCTGCTGAAGGTGCCGACAGGTTTCTATGGTGTCCGAGGAATGTACTATGGTGACTAAAGCACGATGCAATATGAACGAAGTAATTCAATCGACTGACCGCTTGACGGCACTACTCGAGGAGCAAGCCGCCTGCATCGAACGAATAATGGCGATACTGGATAAATAAACAAAGCTATGAATTATCAAAAAGTAATAGCTCGGACAATAGTAGCAGTTGTAGCTTTCATTTCTACGGGTATCGCATTAGTAACGCTTATCCTTGCTTTACGTGCTATCGAGCCCCTCGGCTTTTATGCTAAATGTGTATGCGGTTTTTGTTGTATTGGAGGCCTATTGCTGATGGTTGCAGGCATTACATCAATCATGATCATGTTGACCGATGAAAATTAACCCGGCAAGAATAAACAAATCTATGAATACTCAAAAGAACGACATCGAACGCTGTGCCTTTGTAAAAGGCTACAATATCATCCGTGCTCGAAGAAGGGGCCGCGACCTTGCCAGCATTGCAATGGACGAAATCAGTCAGGCATTAAAAGATGGCGGGCTGTCGAACAGGGCATTTCACAACCGCAAATATGGCTATGTGAACCACACCCCCACGGAGCGGGAGAAGATAGAGCAGATTTTCATGAAGTGGGGTGTAGATAGCCCTTGGGGTTTGGCATAGGACAATGAAAACCGACACCATACTTAGTAAGCGCGAGCGTGAGGTGATTAACCTCGTAGTATTGGGCTACTCAGCTCGGGAGATCGCAGAGCGGCTTAACGTCATCTACCAGTGTGTGGCGAATCACCTGCAAAGCATCTACGACAAGACGGGCTGCAAGCGAACATTGCATGCACTTGTCACCTGGTATTTCACGCAGAACTTCGGCATCACGCTTAACATATCGGAAATGACCCGGCGGGTCGGAGCAGTAATACTTCTCTGTCTGTTTTCGGTCGAAGTATTCAACACGGATGTAGAGTGCCGCAGATTAAGAACGCGCCGTGGCCGGGAGTTCCGGGTGGAAGAGTTAATAGAGAACTAAACTTATAAACCAAAAATAAAATAGTATGGAAAATTTACTGCAATGCAAAGGTAAGAAATTCAAAGCCAGCATCCACAACATCCCAGTTGAAGGGCGTATTCAGGTAGAGGAAGGGAGTATTTATCTATGCCAAGATGTGAGTAATGGATCCAGTTGCGAAAACAAATTAGGCTTCAAATACAGTTGGCACATCGGGGATGGTAGCGAGATGGCACTCATCAAAAACGACGTTTCAAATCTTTGTATCAGGCCTTCGACGAAAGAAGAGGCCGAATCTTTCAAGGATTGGCAGGTAGGGGATAAGCTTGTGAACGGATCAAACACTTGGGAGGTGATTTTCCGTGCTGGAGAATTGGTCGAGTGCAAGAAAGAGAACGGCAATGCAACTTTCAATTACACTTGCGACGAGCTTTACAGATTAGGTTTTCGCCTTGTTTATGAACCTGATCCTGAATCTGAGATTGTCGAAGTGACGATGGATGAAATCGCCAAGATGAAAGGCATTCCGGTTGAGCGGCTCCACGTCAAAAAGGAATAGCATCACGAGGTGTGTAGCTCAAAGGTAGAGCGGTGCAGGGATGCTAAATAGAAGCACAAAGGTTGAAAGACCTCGCATTTCCGGGCGCAGGTTGCAGGTTCGAATCCTGCCGCACTTACAAGATAGCCACCGCATAGGTGAGGGGTTTGATTGCTGGCACTAACCCCGCCGCAAGGCAAAAGCAATTTCTGTGTTCTTTGACACATTGATACACGAGAACCATCCGAGCGGATGTAAAACCCGGCGAGCGACTTGGCGCAGAAGGGCTGGCAACAGATAAATACCAATGAACGAGCGATGACCCGGAGTGACCCGGAGAGCCGTATTGATTATTATGCCTGGTGTGGCTTGACCGCCTATCCAGGCTCTATGGCAGGCCTTGCGCACCGTTCTTTCAGCAGTGGGTTATTTCATTTTAGGCGTGAGGTCTGCATCTTGCCCGCGTGCGCTTTTCGGTGGCGCAGTTTTGAAATGGAGTTTAAAGTTACAGTGCGCGCGGGCTTATTTGCAACACCTTAAAACAATTATACTATGGAGAAGAACACTTTGAGGAAGAGGAGATTTCTATGCTTCGACCTGACGCCCAGGTGGAAAATGTGGAAACGGATCGAAGACCTGGAGGTGCGGCTTGCTACATGCCTTTGCGAGCGCAATGAAGCGGATGGACGCCTTATCGAGCGGGAACACGAGGTATTGGCGCTCACTCAAGCACGTGATACCCTGTACAAGCGCATCGACGAACTGGAAGGCAGGCTCAGGAAATTCGACCGTACCCGTGGGAAAAGCGGCAAATACATCAAAGGCCATGAAACACGATCCTCAAAATAAAATTCTGGCCTATCTCAAGGCCGGCGGCAGGCTGACTGTCCGCAAGGCTGAGAGGCTGTACCACACAACGGAGCTGCGCCGGATCATCAGTCGGCTCCGGAAAATGGGATACTCCATTTGCTCGAACAAACAGAAGGCCGTTACGGAAGACGGGCGGCCGACGCAGTTTAACGAGTACTATATGCCACAGGTCGCGGATTCCTTCCAATAGTCCGCAAATCGCATTTTAAGTTTGGTATTTGCCATTGGCCAGCTGTGAAGCCCGCGGATGGTGTGCCGCCGAGATCGAAGCCCTGCGCGGTGGCGTGGGCGAGTGGAGATGTCGGCGGTTTTTATTGAGCTATGGTGTAATGGTTAACACACCGCCCTTTGGAGGCGGTACTCCCGGTTCGAATCCGGGTAGCTCAACGGGGTTCTAACCCTAATGTTGTGATTTTGATCGGGCGCTTGAGCGTCTGTCACAACGGAAGCTGACAGAGGGTATATCCCTCGACAATCCGAGGCTGCGTGAAGGAAGTAGCAAGGCCGAGGCGGGCTAAGCCCACGAAGCGGGCATCGCGGGGGCAGTAAGAAGCCCCCGCTTCTTTTGGATACAATCAAACAGTTATGAATAAATATCTTCAAGAACTCAAAGACAACGGGCTGGTTCCATTACGACTGGACAACAATACGGTGCTGTTCGTGCCTCCGGAGAAGGCCAATCAAAAGTACAAGGATAAGTACCTCAAGAATGCCGAAAGGTCGCGGAGGATGGCGCTAAATTTGAGGTGGAGTAGATGAAAATGTGGAGTGTCCTACCACTCCACGGGCGGCATCTGTTTACGCTACGCTATCAACAGGTACCCATTGCCGTTGATGAATTTAGACGATTCCATTAAAAGTATCACCTCCTTTCTTTGCGGCCTTTCGGCTTAAAAATGGCGTCCTATCCACGAATAACGTGTAAAGGATTCTCGATTTTCTTTACACGTAGACTGAATATGCAAAGACTTTTTATATATCCTAATTACTAATTAATCATGGATTTTACGCAACCTCTCCGCATTGAGAACGGACAGTTCATGCGCGGTAATAACATTGAAAAACCTGAAATCGGGAATCGGGAGCAAATAGAATGCTTGCAGGCTTATGAGAGATCCGAAAAAGAAGCTCTCGAAAAGGCCGAGACTGAAGGTATACGTTGCGAGTGTTTTGCCACTAACATTACTTATACTTCCAATATACGACTGAAATGTCTATGCGGGAAAGACATTGATGATGAAATGCCATCATGCAGTGCCAATGACGGCGATGAGTTAGGCTGGGTCGAAGAAGATTGGGATGATGAAATCATTGAATGTCGCCATTGTGGCCGAGAATATAAGGTACAAGGCGGGCGGGCAAAGTTAATTTCGAAATAATTTTTGCAAATTCGAAATGAATTCGTATATTTGTAGAGCCAAACCACCCAATTGAGGGTAAATCAGAAAATACAAAACGCCTTTTAGGGCGTGTTCTCGGTTCACTTCTGCACCCGCAGTTGTGGTGGTTTGGCGACTAACTGGAGGGCACGTCCTTCTTTTTATACATATTGTTCAACTAACTTGTGTTAACCAAATGCCAAACCACAACACAAGTGGTATCCGGGTAAATCATACCCCGACCACACCGCGCGCTAAGAAAAGCCGCACCGTATTCTACCGTTGCCATCTCAAGGCAACCCGACCTATGTTTTCATCTGATAAGGTCGATTACACCAACGTTATCCGCGCCACCAGCGAGGAACATGCTTTAGGTTGTTTCCTCGCCCAGTTCCGCGTGCTCTATCCCGCGTATGCTGTCGTTGTCGGCACCATACTCGTAAGCAGGGTATTCCCTATCAAGTCCAACCGTTAAAACTGGCCGCTATGGCACATCTTATCACCTTATTGGCGTTCATCGCGCCGATTGCCGTGGTATTCGGCTGGGTGCTATCCAATCAGCACCGCGCAAAGGAGATTGGAAAATTGCTAACCTCAATATTCGAAAGCCATGAATGAGTTTACGGAAATCACGGTTAAATGCGTGTGGGCAATGATAAAGGGGCGCATTTGGCGAGCCCAATACCGCCTGCGGTCAAAGGCTGCCCGGATACAATCCAAGGCCATCTACCGAGCATTGAAGAACGAGAACAAGCCCCGTATTTACCGGGTTGAAATACGATAACCCATGGACACACAATATTACACGACGACCACATCCCCGGCCCTTCCGGTTGCGGAAGAGCTGGTAGACATCCCGAGCGAACACATCAACGGTGAGCGGGATAAATTCTCGAAGGTTGCCTCAAGGCTGGTCGACATAGACCTGAAGCTGATATACCATGCTTTCTGGGAGGCTATCAGGAAAGATCATCGTGGTGATGAAGACGGCCGGGTCTATACGGTTGCCTACAAAATCTACGATATCGAGGCCGTGCATCACTTCGAACCGATCACCGAAATGCGCTACGATGTTTTTTCGGGGCGCTATGAGGATGTTCATATCGGCGACGAGGAGAGCATCGAGATCATGAGTGTCCGTGACATCAACGGTCGAGCATATCCCGGTCATCTGACCAATTTGAGAAATTACGCGAAACGAAACAATTTATAATCATGAAAACACGCATCGAGGTGAAAAGTCTTGCCACGGGTAAAGTTATCACCAGTCATGAAGAAAACCGCCGCATGACGGCCAAAGAAATCGAAAAGGCAAAACGGGACTGTATGCGCAATCTCGACCCTGCTAAAGTAACATTCCCAGAAGTACATTATATCGATTAGACATGAAAGAGTTAATATCTATCCAATCGGAATTAAAGGCCCCCAAGGGGCAGTACAACAGCTTCGGGAAATACAAGTATCGGAGCTGCGAGGATATTCTCGAAGCAGTCAAACCGCTGCTCAAAGCGCATGAATGCGCGTTGAACCTTTGCGATGACATTGTCAATGTCGGCGATCGCTACTACGTGAAAGCCACGGCGCGCATCACCAACGCCTCCGGAGAATCGGCGACGGCCACTGCTTTTGCCCGTGAAGATTTCGACAAGAAAGGAATGGATGGGGCACAAATCACCGGTACAGCGTCGAGCTACGCTCGCAAATATGCCCTTAACGGGTTGTTTTGCATCGACGATACAAAAGATGCAGACACGGACGAGCGGCGAACCGAGAATACCAACCGGGCAGCTGCGCAAAGTGCAAAAACTGCACAATCCACTGAGACCCCGGCCAACGCTCCGGCACCTGCCCGCAAACGAATTACTATGGAACACCTGGATGACCCTATCACCTGCGATCAGCTGCTGAAATGGATGTACGGGTTCCTCACGACTGACAACTATGCCGCAGATTTTGACGCAGGGGCACGCCTGCTGAAATACCGCGACGCCGATGCCGAAGTCGTGGATCGCTTCTCGGCGCTCTTCGAATCATATCGTCAGGCACGCAAAAATGCAAAGTGATATGGAAGCACAGGTAATGTTGCTGCGGGAATCGACGCCCGCCGCCGAGCTGGCCGCCCGGGCTATCTCCTCGGTTGTAAACGGGGAGGTAGACCCGATCACGGCTCACATCAATATCAGCCGTATGGAGGCCGCCATCAAGCTCTTCAAGGAGAACACCTACGTGCGCGACATCACGCTGCGGGAGCTTGCCAAATACGGCAAATCGCACCAGTTCGGGGACTGCCGGCTGGAGGAGGCCGAATCGGGCGTAAAATACGACTATTCGATGTGCGGCGACAGCCGGCTGAACGATATGTACAAGACGCTGGAAGCCCTCAAGGCCGACATCAAGGAGCGCGAGGAGATGCTGAAAAAACTACCGCATACCGGAATGGCAGACCCCGATACGGGGGAGGTTCTTTTCCCTCCAGCCCGTAGTAGCAAAACGACCATCAAAACCACTTTCAAAAAGCAATAAACAATGGCAGAACTGATTAACGTGTCGCTGTGTGTCAGCGACATTCCCAAGGACAAGATTTTTGTTGCCGAAAACGGCAAGAAGTACATCGGCATTTGCGTATCTGAGCTCCGCGAGGTTGACCAGTACGAGAATACGCACTGCGTGTTCATCCGGCAGTCGAAAGAGGAGCGCGAACGCAAGGACAAGCGGACGTATGTAGGCCGGGGCAAGGCGGTGGTATTCCGTCCCTCGGAACCCACTCCCGACCAGGTTGCAGATTTGCCGGTCGCCGGAGATGTGGATGACCTGCCTTTCTAATGTAGCGCCGTATGGTTTACGATCTGAGCACCGACATCGACCGGGAGCGCTTCAAACATCGCGTTAATGCCTTGTATGGCCGACGTGCGCTTGTCGAGTGTTCAGAACGGAAGCCACAGCGCACGGGGAAGCAAAACCGATATCTCCATTGTATTCTTGGCGAATTCGCCATGCAAACCGGGAATCCGATAGGATATGTCAAACAGGAATATTTCAAACGGCTATGCAACCCGGAATTATTTGTGCGCGTCGAATACGACAAGCTGATGCACAAGGAGGTCGAAAGGCTCCGGTCAAGTCGTGACCTTGATACAGGAGAGATGACTACAGCAATAGATCGGTTCCGTAATTGGGCTTCAATGGAGGCGGGCATCAACTTACCAAGCCCCGAGGATAATGAATGGATCTCTTTCATCGAGCGGGAAATGCAACATCAAAAAGTGTGGCTGTAACACGGACATAGAATGAATTACTTAGACCTGATACGAAAATTTTGGCAACTTGATGCAACGTGGCAATTTGGCTGCTGTGAATCGAGGCTTTACTTCTACCTTGTAGAACAAGCGAATCGGTTAGGCTGGCCGGATAACTTCACGCATTCCGACGCACGGACGTCGATCAATGTAGGGGTGTCACCTAAGAGCTTGCGCGCCGCCAAGAATCGTCTTATGCAGGCTGGGTTGATCTCATTCTCCGGCGGCGGAAAAGGTCGTGCCGATAAATGCAAATACACTTTTAGGTGTTCAAATTTACCACCTATAGTACCACCTAACGGGACACCTAAAGGTACACCTAACGGGACACCTAAAACAGAGGATACTTCTTATATAGAAGATAAACTAAACCAAACATATAATACCCCCTATAATCCCCCTTTGCAGGGGGAAGAGGTTACGGGCATCCCCGAAGAGTTCGTAACTCTTTGGGATGGGTTTAAGGGAAAACGCAAGTCGCTTGCTGACGACTATAATGACTTTTGCAAAAAGACGGATGGTTTGACCGTTGATTATGTTAAATTAGGATACCATGCCCAGCTTGCAAAAAACGTCTATTTCCAGACGTGGCTAAACGACTTTTTCCCGAAAAAATTCCGGTGCACGCTTGACACCTCCGTTGTCGAACCTACGTTCCAACCCATTGTGGCGGATTGGCTTGCCTACAAGTCTGAACGCGGACAGACCTATCGCCAGCGGGGCTTCGAGAGCTTCTATGCGCGGCTTATGGAACTTTCCGGGGGCAATGCGGATACTGCCCGAGGGATTATCGAGCAGTCCAAGGCTAATAACTGGGCGGGGATATTCCCGCTGAAAACGACAAACGACTATGGCAGAAATGCAGACAATCGGGTCGCTCATTGCGACATTACCAGCGACGAGTTCATGCGCCGTTGCGAAGAGCGGGTCAGAGCGCGCCTTGCTCGCACAATGGCGCGGGAAATGGGGACGGACGGCGGCGGTGATGCTTAAGCGTTTTAACCCCGGCGTGCAGCGCTATTGCGCCGCGAATATCGACCGTTGCTTCACGGGGGATGCGCCTTCCCTGCGTCAGGTGCGGAAAGCCTACGGTGGGGATGCGCTCGATTCGTGGCTGGATATTCAGCTCACCGACCTCGTGAACTTCTGCGGCGTGAAAGGCAAGGAGGAGTTTTCACGCATCACGGACGCGGTGGCGGCGGTCATCGCCGACAACTTCGGTTATCTGAAACTCTCGGAGTTGATGCTCTTTTTCCAGCGTTTCAAGGCGGGGCATTACGGGCATTTCTACGGAACGGTAGATCCGCTTGTCATCACTGAGGCGTTGCAGGTGTTTCTCGAATACCGAGCCGACCGACTGGCACGCATCGAACGCGACCGCCACAAAACCGAGAAGCTAAAGAGGGAGGAGGAGCGCGCCGAGCGGGAACGCCGGGGCGAGCTGCTGACCGCCGAGGAGTGGAAAGAGATAGGATGGCTTTTTAATCTATGAACTAACTATGACGTATATAGGCATTGATACGGGAGTACATACAGGCTTCGCGGTATGGCATTCGGACACAAAATACCTCGCGGAAGTGAGTACCATGACGATCACCCAGGCAATGGAGCGCGTGAAAATGATCTCCGACATTCGGGGCAAAGATAGTATTCGACTGTTCATCGAAGATGCTCGCCAACGCAAATGGTTTGGCAATACGGGACGAGAGCGCCTGAAGGGAGCCGGAAGCGTTTGTCGAGATGCATCAATTTGGGAGGGTTGGTGCAAGGAGCAAGGCCTGCAATATCGGATGATTGCTCCTAAGAATAATCGTACTAAACTATCCGCAGCACAATTCAAAGCTCTTACGAAGTGGCAGGGAAATACCTCGGAGCACTCAAGAGATGCCGCCATTTTAGTATTTGGCAGATAAGTTTTGCAGTCACGCCAGTCCCCTCAGTTAACCTTTAACGAATGATAAAATGAAAGTCATAGTCACCTTTTCGGGAGGCAAGGACAGCTGCATGAATTATTACGGATTATGCGAATAGATGGTTACCTCCGCAGTATAAGTTCCACGTCCCAGCCGTCGGAGAGTATATTTTGAAGCTGATGAACGTACCGCACCTGACATACCCGCTCGCCAAGCCTGCCGATGGATATGTAGAACTTATCCACGGCTCGGTCGACATAAAGGTTATCGACGCCGTATTTGACCCACCGCACTGCATTACGGCGCATGCCGAGCCGCTGGAGCATGTCGGTGGACAGGGGTATCGGTTCGATCCGGTCGGCGAGGATGTACGACACCTTGCCGGTGATCCGGTCGGTATGGGCGTTGATCCCCTTGGGGAATACGCTTGTCACGGCAATTACTTTCCCGGCGTGAAGAACGTAATTGCCAATTCGTAAAGAATCGGTTTTCATAGTCACAAACAAAACGAAATAAAACAGCAAAAATTATGACAGACCAAGTAACGAGCATCGAGCAGTCGAAGCGGCTGATCGAGCTGGGAGTGCCCGC